GTCTACTGCATCGTCGATAATCTCAATTATCTTTGTTGCTTTAGATGTCTTTCCACGTTTCTTAGCTACTAAATTTTGCATATTTAAAAACTCCTGTTTTCTAGTTTATATATTAATAATACAGTAAGATGTCTTACTTGTCAACCTTTATTTTAAGCTACTGCCTCAAACCCAAAGCCTGCAACAACTGATTTCTTACCTGTTTCATCAACAACAATATCACTAACGCTTACAGAACTCATTCTAGACAATCTCTCGATTTGTTCTTCCGGGCCCATGTTTCCTACACGGAATACACCTTCAAGTCCTTCTGCAACAATATTACTAACATGAGTATAATAGCCCAGATCAAATGCTTCTTTAGCAATTGCACCTGTGTCATTTTTTCTAAGGCTCATATCTAGTTTTAAAGATTGCTTGTGAACACTATCATGTCCGTCTGCATTAATTTTGTCTACTTCTGCGTCTGTAAAGTGGATTTGATAAAGTTTAAATTTTGACATTTTGTACCGCTCCTTTATTGTTTAATATAAGTATATTATACAGCAAGATGTCTTGGTTGTCAACCTGTTCAGCAAGAAATAAACCCTTATAACACAAGGGTTTAAAACTTTTTTTGAATTAATTTATTAAAGATATCTTAACTCTGTTAAAAAGAGTCTCTCTAGCGTCACTGTATTTGCTAATTTCCTGCTTATTTACTGTGCCACGTATGGATATTGTTTTACCCTCAATAATATCAGTTAAATCTGGCTGTTCTCTCCACCAAAACTTTACAATATCTCTTTTATCAGATACGGCTGTAATCATGTACACATCACTTGATTGTATAAACTTAACATCTAGCACATCTACATTAATATCTAGTCTTAGGCCTTTTTTACCTACATATTGACTGGTATGCTTTAGTGTGGACATACGGTCACCAAGTGCTTGACGTTTAGCATCAATGAGAATAGAGTTGGGAATGCTTGCAATGATACTTACATGGAAATTACTTACTTCGCCTTCGATTGCTTTAATAAGTCCATCTTCAAAGTTTGATAAATTACCACCAAGTTTTTTCATTAACAATTTACCATTAATGCGTTCAATCTCTTTAGTTGCAGAATCAATGTGTTTTTGTGCAACCTGGTACTTTTCAGCAGGAGATTTAAATGCTTGCATTTTTCTAAGAATACAAGTTTTGTTATCACTTATTTGCGTATACACTTGATTGTCTTCACTGTCAAACTCACCAGTTGGTTGGCTATATCCGTGTCCGCTTTTTATAAAACCTTGCTCGGCAAAAACTTCAAATGATATTGCTAGTACTTCTGGTGGCGTATATTGTGTTAACCACTTATGTTGTGCTTTTGTCATAACGGACTCCTTAATTGCCTAACTCTTACTTACAGTATAGAGTAAGAAGTCTTACTTGTCAACCTTTTATTTGCATTTAACCATAAAAAAAGGCTCGCATAAAGCAAGCCTTTATTATTTTAAGTTTTTATACTACAATGAAATATCTTCTAATCCTGCAGCACGTAGCTTAACTACATTATTAATTTGAAACCCTTTAGCTTCGAGTGCCTTGATTATACCAATATATTTGTTTCGTATTAGACTAAAATCATTAATTAAATATTGTAAGTCAACTACGTTTTGTTCACCATCTACATACTTTTCAGCATCACGTGAACTTAGTGCTTTATTGTAATTTTCTAAAAACTTACGAAATGTTTGACTACGTAGTTTACGCATTTCTGTATTTAGATGTTCCAATATTGCTTCTACTTCTTGTAGCTGATTAAACCTATGTTCAACTATACCCGGCATTTCTCTACTGTGTTTTTCGAGAACACCTTTCATGCCACATTCAAACTTTGCAGCATCAATTTCACGTTCATAGTAAGAGATAGCCGCAACTATCTCTCCCATGTTTTGTGAAACTTTACGATACCAGTTAGCCATCAGTCTTCATCTTCCCAATATTCTTCTGCATACTCATCATCGGAATCAAACTCATCATTATCACTAAAGTGATGTTCAATTGCTTTGTCAAGGTGTTCTTCATGTTCGCCTATTTCTGTAGCATTACGTTTAAGGTCAATTCCATAATCTCCTAACACAAAGATAAAATCTTGTGCAAAATCTTCTTTTACTTTAGAAGGAATATATTTAATTGCCTTATCGTATATCTGTAAAAATAACTCTAAATCGTTATCACTCAGATTCATTATTAGACTCCATTTGTTCGTTAACTGCATCGTCGATTAAATCTTCTTCAATTGCATCTGCGACATCGTCATCATACTCTCGCATAACAGTTTCTAATGCACCATCTTTATTTGCATTCCATGGCTTGCGGAACATTTTAATTATTTCGCCCGTTGTAGGACTAATGTATTCTAAACTGTTACCACTTTTCTTTAGTATGCCTTTGGCTTCAAAGAAATCAGTTAAGCCACTAAATGGACTCATCCCAGTTTCATATGGAATTTCAACTTGTACGCTTTCAAACGGTTTCGAGTAACGTGTTTTCATTACCTTACACGCAGCACGGATACCCCATACTTGTGATGTTTTGTTACCGTCTGCATCTACTTTAAGTTTTAGTTTACGCATTGCAATAACAATACTTGATGCGTATATAAAGCCTTGTCCGCCCGAGATCTTATCGTCTGGATCAAACATATCTTGTGATGCATAAGTGTGATTAGTTGCTAGTAGTCCTACGTTGTATTGTCCAAACATATTAACCGTGTTACGTACTAGTGATGTAAGTGCTTTAGGTTTACGACCCATATCACCTTTCATATCACCTGCTTGGAACTGATTAACATCTGTGGGTGTTAGTAGCATGCCCAACGAATCAACTACAAACAATACCTTAGGTCGGTCTTCATCATTTGCTTCAGAATATTCTGCTTTGTAGTCTTTCATAAAGTCACTAATTGTTTTAGCAACATCATCAATCATTGACATGTTAAGTTTTAATAGTTTATCTGGTGAAGTATCTACTTCGAGTGCATGCAACCATGCTTCGTCAAGTGCATTTTCAGTATCAATTAAGATAACAAATATACCTTGGTCTTGTGCTGATTTAACTACGTTACCTGCAGCAATATAACTTTTACCTGCACCACTCTCGCCTGCAAGTACTGTTACTTTACCTAGTGGAATTCCTTTGTGGAAGTCGTTACTGATAAGTTTGTTTAGTGTGTAATTTCCTGTGCTAATCCATGTATCAGGGTCATTAAAGCCTACGCTTAGTCCTGGTACACTCTTAGTAATAGCTTTACGGAATTTGCTTACGTCAAAAGGTTTTGCCATTTTTATCTCCAATCTAAGAAACTTGGACATGCACAATGCATGCCCAAATTATGTTTATTTACTTACGGTTACGAATTTGTGCTAAGATATCTTCTGCACTTGGTGCGCCACTAGTTGGTGCTGCTGTTGCAACTGCTGGTGCAGGTGCTACTGGAGCCGCTTGTGGTGCTGCCTCTGCAACTGGTGCAGGTGCTACTGGAGCTGCCTCTGCAACTGGTGCAGGTGCTACTGGTGCTGCTGGTGCAGGTGCCATTGCTCTTGGTGCTGAAGTTGCCGGTGCATCTACTCCGTATGGACGATAAAACTGTCCAAAACGTGCTGGATCATACAGTTGTCCGTCTACACTTGCTTCGAACATTTCGAAGATAGCTTGTAGATGTTCTGCATCTGGCTTCTTAGGAAGAAAATCATTTAGATTGTGTAATCCGTTTGCTGTAACTGCATCACGTTCTGTTTGATCAAGTCCACGTGAACGTCGACTCCAGTTAGATGTACTATAATCAGCATATCCGCCTTTGCTAGATTTCATCACTTTAAAATCTGTGCCAGCTTCATAATCCGTAGGAATTTCTTCAAACTCTGGATCCATTAATGCTGCACTAATGATTTTATAAATTTGTGGTGAAATAACAAACCTACGAATTGGATTCTCTGGTTTATTGTCTTCTGGTGATTCGTTGTCAGTAACAAATCCTTGGAATATATAACTACGTTTTTTCCAATACTTACGTGCAGTATCTTCTAGTCCTGGATCTTTAAACCAAGGACGAATTTCTGCATGTACTGGACATTGCTCTCCCCACATTTCAACACAAGGAACTTGAACCATTACTGGTTTGTTCTCATCTTGTCCTTTAACGCCTGGAAAACTCAAACGGATCATTTGACGTTCTTTCCAAAAGAACGTATTCGATTCATCTGCGTCTGGTAGGAAGCGTAGTGTTGCACTTGAACCTTCTTGAATGTTCCAGTGCGCAAAGATAGCATTATCGCCACCTTGTTGTCTTGAGCCTGAGCTCTTGTTGTCTTGTGCCTGTAATTTAGCACGGATTTCAGCGAGTGTCGCCATTGTACTTCTCCTATATTAGCCTATAATAGCCTTTGTTAGTTTTATAATGCACACCTTATGTATGCTCGTTTTGCCTTTGTTAGCCTATACAGTATACTACTTTTAAGTGCTACTGTCAAGCACTATTTCCCGGTTTTTTAGGAAATTCTTTTACGAAGTTCTGAAATAACGGAATCTGTAATAGATTCTTCCGTTGCAACAGCTACTTCCATGGTTTTAGCCGAACCTTTTTTATACAAATAGTTAGCAATTTTTGCCGCTAGCATTGTATTATTAGTTCCCATGTCATGTACGTCATTGCTCATTTGCGTTAGCAAATTAAACAATATATCATTCTTAGTTGTCATTCCGATATAAGATAACATCGCACTTAATTTAGCAAGTGGACCCATTCCGCCCGAAAACTTAACTGGGTCTTCGTTATTTGGATTAGTTGGATCGTTTACGTCAACATTTAATTTTAGATCATCGCCTGACTTAATTACTGCCAGTACGTCATTTAATAGTTTATCATGCATAGTATCTTTGCCCTCACGTTCGTTAAAAATGCGAGATACTGTGGAAAGAACAGCGTCCATATCTACAGTCTCAAATGTATTATACAAGAACTTGTCTGATATGTCAACCGAATTTTCTTCATTTGTGATAATTTCTTTTGATTCAAAGTTGTTATAACCTCTAACAGTTTGAAGACCGCGAATTGTTTCTTTAATTTGTTTTAACTGTGATTTGATTGTTTCTACAACGTTTGCATTACCTTCATTAACAAGTTTGTTTGTTCTTACGTGTGTAAGGAACTGTGACATTTCCATAGCTTCTTTACACATATTCATAATGCCTGCGCCTTTGCTATCATCAAATGTTCCGCTATTGTTAACATGCATAGCCATAGCTTTAGCGCCTGCCATGTACT